TAATAAATCACAAACAGGTAGACCAACACAATATGCTATAAAAAGAAATGTAGATAAACCTACAATATTTTTATATCCTATACCTGATAATAGTTCAGAGATATTAACAATAGAAGCAATACGACAAGTAGAAGATGTAAATAAATCTGCAGAACAAAATGCAGATATACCAAAAAGATTTTTACCTTGTTTAACATATGGTTTAGCTTACTATCTTTCACAAAAAAGAGCAGGTATACCTATGGATAGAATAGCTATGTTAAAAACAAGTTATGAAGAAACATTACAAAGAGCTATGGAAGAAGATAAAGAAAGAGCAAGTATTTATTTTAAACCTAAATTAGGATATATTTAATGTCTAGAAGAAGTACAAAAGCAAGAGCTATGTGTGACTCATGTTCATTCGTTTATGACATGAGAATTATGAAACTAAATAGTTATGATATGTTAATATGTCCTGAATGTTTTGAAGGTAACTATGATTTAAAAAATCATCCACAAAATAAATCTGCTGATGTAAGAGATGATACTATAGTTCCAAATGCAAGACCAGATATTTTTGGTAGAAATATTACATGGGAAGCAGCTAATATTATATGGAATGATGTTCCAACACCTAATACCAGAAAGTGGGATACAGTATGAGTGATTTATCAAATAATTTAATTAATGCAACATATAAAAAATTATTACAAGTTAGTACCTCTGGTAACACAGGTATATCAGGAACACTAACAAATGTTCAAACAGGAGATGGAACTAATACAGCAGTTAAAATAGCTACAAGTGCTGTTCAAGTAGATGGTACATTATTTGTAGGACAAACCTTTGGAGTATCAGGTGATGCTTCTGTAGCAGGTAACTTAGCTATATCTAATAAAGTTTGTGCTAGTGCTTTTCATGGTGATGGTTCTAATTTAACAGGTTTAGTATTTACAGGTGATGTATCTGTATCTAGTTTAATAGTTACTAATAATGTAACTGTAGGTGGTAATGTTACTATTGGTGGTAATATTATGGTATCTGGTGGTGAGATACAAGTTAAAAATACAGGCACACAATCTAATATAAAACTATATTGTGAATCTTCTAATGCACATTATGCAGCATTACAAGCTCCACCACATAGTTCTTTTAGTGGTAATATAACAATAACACTTCCAACAAGTGCAGCAACATTAGTTGGTACATCTACTACTGATACATTAACAAATAAAACATTTGGTGATGCAGTAACTTTTGATGATGATATATCAGTTAGTGGTAATTCAAACTTTGGTGGTACTGTAACAATTGCAGGAGCAACATCATTAGCATCTACTTTATCTGTAGGTGGTGCTGTAAATATGTTAAGTACAGCAACTGTATCAGGTACAGCAGGATTCTTAGGAGCTGTTAGAGTTTCAGGTAATGCATCTGTAGGTGGTACATTAGATGTTGGAGGTAATGTAAGTGTAGGAGGTAATGTAACTGTAAAAGGTGATGTACATGTTAGCTCTAAAGTATGTGCATCTGCATTTTATGGTGATGGTACAAATATTACAGGTATACCTATTACAGGTAATATATCAGTTTCAAATGCAAATGTAGGTGGTACATTATTTGTATCTTCTACTGCAACAATAAAAGGTGCTACATCTTTAGCATCTACATTAAGTGTAGGTGGAGCAGTTAATCTTGCAAGTACGTTAACAGTAGCAAGTAATATTTCTGTAGGTGGTACATCTAATATAACTGGTAAAGCAGAATTTGAAAATGATGTTTCTGTATCAGGTAATACAGCTATAGGTGGCACACTTGATGTAGCAGGTAATGTATCATTAGGTGGTAACGTTACAATTAAAGGAGATGTGCATGTAAGTTCTAAAGTATGTGCTTCAGCTTTCTTTGGAGATGGTTCTAATCTAAGTAATATTACTGCTGTTGTTCAAGGTAACATATCAGTTTCAAATGCTACTATAGGTGGTAATTTATATGTAAGTGGTACTACTACAGTTGTAGGTGCTACACATTTACAAAGTACACTTAGTGTAAATGGTGCTGCAAACTTTAACTCTACAGTTACTATTAAAGGTGATGTATCAGTATCTGGTGATATGAATATTGGAGGTCATACCACAATAGGTGGTGCTGTATCTTTAGGTAGTACATTAGATGTAAATGGTAATACTTCAGTAGGAGGAACATTTCTTGCAACAGGTAAGGCAGAGTTTGAAGATGATGTCTCTGTTTCTGGTAATGCTGTTGTAGGTGGCACAGTAAGTATTGGTGGTGGTATAATAGATTTAAAAAATACTGGTTCACGTTCTGAGCTTAGAATGTATTGTGAAACAGGTAATGCACATTATGCAGCATTAAAAGCACCTGCACATGCTGATTTTTCTGGTAATATAGCTTTAGTAATGCCTGCATCTGCAGATACATTAGCAGGATTAGCAGCAACACAAACATTTACTAATAAGACATTTGGAGATAAAGTAGATTTTGATGATGATGTATGTGTAAGTGGTAATAGTATTTTTGTAGGTAATGTTGCTATAGGTGGAACAACAACTATAACAGGTGCTGTATCATTAGGAAGCACATTAGATGTTGCAGGTAATGCATCTGTATCTGGTGATTTAAATATAGGTGGACATGCTACAGTAGCAGGAGCTTTATCAGTAGGTGGTGCAGTATCAGTAGGTGGAGCTGTTAATTTATTATCTACAGCAACAGTAAGTGGTGCAGCAGGTTTCTTAGGAACAGTAAGAGTATCTGGTAATACAACAATAGGTGGTACATTAGATGTTGCAGGTAATACATCAATAGGTGGTACTTCTAATATTACAGGTAAAGCTGAGTTTGAAGATGACGTATCTGTAAGTGGTAATGTTGCAATAGGTGGAACAACAACTATAACAGGTAATTCTGGTTTTTTAGGAACAGTAAGAGTATCAGGTAATACTTCATTAGAAGGACAATTACAATTAACTAAAAGTGCAGCAGCAGTTGTTTGTGCAACAGCTATTAATGGTATAGCATCTGTATCATTAAATTTTGGTAACGCACAAAACTTTAGTACAACAGTTACAGCAGCACATACATTAGCTAAACCCACAGGATGTAGAACAGGACAAACAGGAAGTATATTTATGGTTCAAAGTGGAGGTAGTGGAACTATGGCATATAATGCAGATTTTAAATTTATAGGTGGTACAGACCCAACCTTATCAACAGCAAATGGTGCAGTAGATAGATTAGATTATATTGTAGTATCAGCATCTAGTGATGGAGTTGGAGGAGATATTCATATGGTAATTTCACAGGCATACGCATAATGGGAGTCTTTCAAAATAATTTATTAGCAGGAGCTGCAGCAGCAGCAAGTGCAGGTGGTGGAGCATTTTATGATTTTCAAATCGAACAATCACTACGCATAGGGTCAGGAGATACTTTAAGAAGAACACCTAGTAGTGATGGAAATTTAACAGTTTGGACATTTTCAGCATGGATTAAAAGAGCACAACTATTTGATTCAGGTGGTCAATATCAAGTATTAGAATCAGGTGCAAGTGGTAATCAAGATACTAGATTATTTTATGGTTTTAACAGTTCTCACGCATGGCAAGCATCAAGTGGTAATTCAAATTATGGTGCAACAACTGAGTTGTTTAGAGATACTGGAGGATGGTCGCACTTTGTTATAAAACATACTGGTGGTGTATCTACTATTTATCTTAATGGTACAAGTTTTCACACTTGGTCCATATCTGGTAATACTGCTATAAATAAATCTGGATTAGTACATGGGATAGGTTGTAGAGGTGGTAGTGGTTCTGGTGCTGAATTACAAGGCTACATGGCAGAAGTTCATCTTGTTGATGGAACTGCCTATGACCCAACACAATTTGGTGAATCAAAAAATGGTGTATGGATACCAAAAGACCCTAGTGGCACTAGTTATGGAACTAATGGAGTATACTTAAAATTTGAAAATGCAAGTGACTTAGGAAATGATAGTTCAGGAAATAATAATGATTATACAAGTAATATGGGTGCAGACCATCAAGTTCTTGATAGTCCTACATTTGGTAGTTAATATGAAAGGATATACAATATATGGCAAGTAGTGGAAATTATCCAACTTTTAATCCTTTAGTTAGAACAGGACAAAGTTTAACTCATTCTAATGGAAATTTAGAAGTAGCATCTGGTAGTTTTTGGTCTAGTAGTGTTTGGTCAAGAATGACTATGGCAGGATATGGTGGTAGTTCTGGTAAATACTATGCAGAGTTTGTTAATTATGGTAGTTCTGGTGGTGGTTCAACAGTTTGTGGTGTTGGTAATTATGACTCTTTAGCTATTAATACAACTAATCATAATGATGCAATAATTTATTATTATGATTATATATTACAAAATGGAACACAAGTTAATATAGGAGGTAACTATTCTTCTCCACCTGGTATTTCTGGTAATGAAGTTTTAAGAATAGCTTGGGATTGTAGTAATGGCAAAGTATGGTTAGGAGGTTCGCAAGAATGGTTTGATGTAGGTAGTGGGGTAGGTGACCCTGCAAATGGTAATAATCCCTCTGGAACTATATCAACTTATCTAAATGCACCAATAGGAGTTTTACATAATAGGTCAACTAATACTGGAAGATGTATAATGAATTTTGGACAAAATGGA